TGGGAGGGTGAATCCGTTTCAATTGATGATTTAGGATTAAAAGATAATGCTTTTGCAGAAGAAGCTAATGCATTGAGTTTTTCAATTACTTTTAATTTCCCAATATCAGAAAAAGAAGCTGATAGATTTGATAAATCAGAGTTAGAAACAATACTTAAAAATTTCGTTTATGCCTAAAATGTCAAATATATTAATTTGTGATATGCCTTTGCGTTTTGACACTTATAAGGGGTGTTCACATGGTTGCGAATATTGTTTTGTAAAATTTAAAACAGACATATCAAAAATACAAAATGATGAAAGCGCACAAACATTATTAAACTTCATAAATAAAAGAAGAAATGGCGAAGTAGTTGAAAAGATATTCGATTACGATATACCATTGCACTGGGGCGGAGTTTCTGACCCTTTTCAACCATTAGAACTTGAACGCAGACGAAGTTTAGATTGTTTGAAAGTATTTGCAAAAACAAAATACCCTTTCGTTATTTCAACTAAGAATGCAATTGTATCACGTCCAGAATACTTGGAACTATTGAAAGATTGTAATTGTGCAGTCCAATTTTCTGCTATTGGTAGTTCTTATGATGATTTTGAAAAAGGTGCGAGTACTTTTCTTGAAAGAGTTGAGGCAATGAAAAAAATATCAGAAATAGGTATTCGTGTAATTGTACGGGCTCAACCAATGCTTGCAAAAATGGAAAATGAACTAACAGAAAATTTGAAACTATTCAAAGAAGCTGGCGTTCACGGATTGATAATTGAGTTTATGAAATATAAATATAAAGCCGTTGGGACATTAAAAGTACGTGGCGATAATGTTTACCCACTTGAAACTATTAAGCCCGTTTTTGACCGCGTAAAGAAACAAGCCAACGCATTAGGAATAAAAGTATATGCAGGCGAAAACAGGCTAAGACAATATGGAGATAGTTTAAATTGTTGTGGTGTTGGCGACCTTTGGAAAACACATGAAGCTAATTTAAACCATTTACTTTTTGATGATAAAAAAGTAGAGTTGAAGGAGTTGCATAATAATATTTTAAGTGGTGGCAGTAGTCAACCAAACCAATGGTCTTTGGGACAAAGCACTAAGGATTTAGAATTATTAAAAACTTTAAATTATAAAAAACTTTTAAATATGGCAATGCAAAGTAAATCATCCCTATCAGACTATACAATTGACAAAAAAGCATACGAAGCTATAAAGAATTTCAAACCTTATTAAAATGCCATACGACAATTTAGTCATAAAAAAGAATGGCATTGAAATTTAAAAAATTCGAATAAAGGAGGTTGAATTATGAAATACAATAAATCAACTATAAAAAAAATAATCGCAGCGCTTGCCGATGGGCAAGGCAGAGTAAGAGCGACGAAAGCGGCAGGGATTTCGTTTGAAACATTTTGCAGATGGATGAATGATGATGAATTTAGTGAGCAAGTAAAAAAAGCAGAAGAGATCGGTTATAAGAAGATACATGATGTTTGCGAGCGTCGTGTAATTGAAGATCAAAGCTGGCAATCAGGCGCATGGTGGCTTGAGCGCACCGACCCTGCGAATTATGGGCAACGTAACAACTTGAATATCAACGCTGAAAAGCCGCTGATCGTCGTGGCTGATGAAGAAACTAAGAATTTACTTGAGAAGTTAGATGACAACGCAAGTATTTAAAAAGAATCTTGAGGCCTACTTAGCTGGCAATCACTTAATTGTGAATAGAGGCGGGCAAGGTAGCGGTAAGACATACGCTATAATGCAGATGCTTGCCGCTATCTGCTTGAGACAAAAATTGTTTGTTATTGCTTCTTCTTACGCTTACCCGCACCTTAGGGATGGAGCTCAAAAGGATTGGCGTGAAATATTAACAAGATGGAGATTAAACAGTATCGTTCATGAGCTTAAGGGTGAGCGTGCGTGGGTTTTCCCAAATGGCTCACGGGTTGAGTTTTTTGGGATTGAAGGACAAGAACAACGAGGATATTCAATAAGACCTGATATCACGTACATAAACGAAGTAAACAGAAGGATAGAAAGAAGTGTATTCATACCGTTTTACTCCCGGGTTCAACGTTCTATAATAGTTGATTTCAACCCAGCAGCGCCTTTCTGGATACAAGAAATTATGGCGGACGATAAGAAAACGGCTGAAATTGTTAGTACTTACTTAGATAACCCCTATTTAGCTCAAAAGGAGCGAGAATTTTTAGAAAGTCGGGCAGCTTTGCCCCTTTGGACCGAATGGTATAAAGTCTATGGCCTCGGCGAGTGGGGAACTATAGAAGGAACGATTTTGTCGAACTGGCGTTTTGGAGAGTTTGATAACAACCTGCCAGCTATTTACGGCCTCGACTTCGGGGTTCGTGACCCAGACGCTTTGGTTAAAGTAGCTATAGACAAGAATGAAAAACGTATCTTTGTTGACGAACTGCTTTACGAAAGCGGGCAGTCGACTGAGATGCTAATAACACGCTTAAATAAGTTAGTACCTAATCGGGCTTTAATAGTTGCCGACGCTGCGAGCACACGCACGATCGACGACCTCGCACGGGCAGGGTTGAATATCGTTCCTGCTTACAAAGTTGGCAAAGTCGAAAGCTTAAAGCGCTTGCGTGACTTTGAAATAGTTATAACAGAACGAAGCTATCATCTTCAGAAGGAATTACTTAGCTACGTATGGCTTGACCGTGCAGGTGAGATCCCAAAAGACGGCGACGATCACTTGATCGACGCTATGCACTACGCAGCTCGCTACTTACTTGAAGGACAAGAAGTTAAATACACAAAAGCCCCTATGAGGGCTAACAAACTATAAAACAACAATTTATGAAGCCTATAGAAGTTATAAAACGTTTTCTTAGCACTCAACACACTGAAATTCAAGACGGTAAGTTGATGCCGAAAAGAATAAGGCGCACGGTGCGATCGCTGGACATGGCTAAGTTAAAAAGTGCTATCGATGCAGCGAGGAACGGCATGTGGACTAATCTTGTTAACATACAAACACAGATTGAGACCTTAGACGCTCATCTGGCCTCCGTGCTCTTTAAACGAATAGAAAGCTTAGCGACATATGAGCTTTATCTGAAACGAGGTAATAATCAAATACTTGCTCAAGAGCTCATGCCGCTTGCACAAGCATTATTGAGATCTATCATATACGGGCGTGTTGTTATTCAGATACTTAGCTTAAACAAAGATGAGGTTGATTTTCAGATACTGCCCGTCGACAACGTAGAACGTGATTCAAAGACATATGAGACCATCGACGGCAAAGTGCCATTTGGGTTCAAGCCTAAACAACTTTACTTAATCGACAGCGGGGGGCTTGGAGTAATAACAACGGCAGCGCCTTATAGTATTTACAAGATCAACGCTCTGGGCGATTATGCGCAGTATGCTGAATTGTATGCAATGCCCGTGCAGGACGTGAGCTACAAAGGCAACGATCCCGCTGTACAACAACAAATTGAAACTATTCTTAAGGACCAGGGCGGCAACGCTGCCCGAATCTGGCCCGAAGGCGTAACAGTGAACACGACAAACTCGGCCTCCAGCGCAGCGAAAGAAGTTTACTCGGGACTAATAGAATATTGCGATTCGCAGATTTCAAAATTGGTTTTAGGGCAGACAATGACAACCGACAGCGGGGCTTCTTATTCTCAGAGCGTTACGCACAAAGAACAACAAGAGATCGTATTCGCTGCAGATAGGAAGTACGTGGGTGGTAAACTTCGAGAATTACTCGAGCTTCACGGCGTGCCCTGCGACGAAGTTGTATTTCAACAAGTCGAAGCTATAGACCTGAAGTCGACGGCTGAAGCGATGAAAGCGGTGAATGAACTGATTGAAATACCGAAAGATTACCTATACGGGCTTTTTGGCATACCTTTGCCTAAGACAAACGAAATAAACGAAACTAACATAACAAGCGATGAGAATAAAGATACAGAAGAAATGGTATAACGTTAAAAGTACCTGGGCCGAGCTCACGATTGCCGATGCGCAGAAACTCGCAGAGCATGAGCCGCCTGAGGATTATTTGAAATACTTAAAGAACGAAGTCGATGGCTTGAGCCCTGATATCGAGATGCAGGTACTTGCGTGGGTCGGGGAGATACTGCCTATCATCAGCGACATGCCTACTGAAGTTATTGAAAGCCTGATGCCTACGGACAGGTGGGTTATTTTGAAAAGTTTGATGCACATCGTGAGCGGGGTTTATTTACAAATACCTTACGACCTGCCCTATGATATGCCGCCTGCCATAATTTTAGCTGAAGGTAAATTGTATCACGTGCCAACGGTGCGAAGGGTTTACAATAAAGATATCTATTTTTCAGTAGTTGGCTTCAAAACTTTTAGTGAATTACTTGAGCTTCAACAACTAAGCGATAACATAGTTAAGAACGCTGCTATGTTATGCGCCTTGCTACTTAGAAAGAACGATGATGAAGAGCAACTAACTGAAGATGAGAAGCTTAGACGTGCAGAAATATTCAGCAACATGACGATGCTGGATTTTTGGCGAGTTTTTTTTTCGCTGATGCGGGGATTAGAGCAATCGGTGAATTATACCCTTCTTTGTTCACTGCGAGAGACCGAAAAGGTGATGAGACATCATCTTCTAATACAACTCTGGAAAAAGTATTACTATTGGCCTGTAAGGCGACTGGGCAGGCTTTTGACATCTGGCTTCAAAAAAGTGTTTATGAGACATTAGATTTTTTAAACTTAATTGCAGATGAGTAAAAGAATTTCATTAAAAGACAGTTATTCAAAGCTTTACAAGCTACTAACGAACTACACGTATCAACAAACTGTTTACTTTCGTGAAGACAATCCGTTTCTGAATCATAACCGTTTGAATCCAGCTGCCAACAAAGCGGTGTTTTGGATTAAACCCCCTGCGATCGAGGCATTGCCCGCTGAGGGGCTGCACTGGCGGGTGCCTGCGATCGTCGCTGCAGGTAACTTAACTACTGTCTTAACTATTATAGACGACTTTATAAACAATTATTCGCAAGCAAGTTACTGGAGAAATATAAGACCATTGCCACCTTCGGAGATAGGGATATGGGACGGTTGGGAAGCGGTGGCCGTTGATTTATACATAGACTGGAATCATATTTGTGAAACTGAATTATGAAATTAGAATGGATTATAGACGAGCTTAGAGCTGAATTACAGAAACAACAGCATATTGCCAGCGGAGCTATGGCTGCAAGTCTGCGTATCGAAAAAGATGAGAATGACTATATTGTAACAGGCTTAAATTACTCTTATTGGGTCAACTTTGGCCGTGCAGCTGGCAAGCGACCACCAATTGCGGTTATTGCTAATTGGGTGAATATCAAAGGCTTGCCGAAAGAGGCAGTTTGGCCGATCACGATTTCAATAGGTAATAAAGGCACGCCCGGGCAGCCTTACGTTTTTTGGGAGGAAGGTAACAAGTTGAAGCGAACTGAATTTATAGAAGACACACTTACAAGGTGTAAGGATAGAATAACCGAGGACCTGGCTGATGAGTGGCAAGCGATTATTTTTGAGAAGTTTAAAAATAAAATTTTAGAAAAATGAGCATTACAGCGACATGGACGAGTGTTGGAAGCGTGAGGATACCGCTTGTGCATACTTGCACGACGACACGTACTAACAGTCATACACCTGTTACTATTTCTTCGATTTCAAACGCTTCTGGTAAGCTTCAAATAAATACATCTCCAGCATCGCACTACATTGAAGATAAGGACATTATAAAAATTGAAGGTGTCAGCGGGCTGCCTCAGAACTTAAGTAGAGCAACGGTTACAGGTACAACAACGTTAGTTTGTACAGACATAGCATATTCGACAGGTTATACACTCATAGCCCCCAGTACGGTGACACGCTACAATCAAGGCGTGCATATCAGGGCAGTTGTCACGGCCTTTGGCAAACAGGTTGTCTTAGTTTCTACAGTTTCGCCTTATACCTTCGACGTAGCGCCGTTTTTGAGGACTGGGCTTATAGAACAAGCAAAGCCAGCGCCTGCGTTGAATTCTATTACTAATGTAGGCGGGAATATGGCATACACTTACGCCGTGCAGCTTCAAGAATGGGGGCTAAATGCCGCAGGTGTGCCAGAAGCGTTCATTTCAGCTGGTAGTACTGTAAATAAAACAGACCTGCAGGCTTATATGGCATATCCGCTTATTGATTATTTAGTTAGCACGACCTCTAATGGGAAAGTATTAAACAGTTTGCCTTTTCTGAAAGTTGGAAGGAGCACAACATTACTTGTTTCTTATGCTTTCGATACTGCCACTGGGGTGCCTGGAATATTTTTAAAACGAATAAAAGGAGGTGCAGTTAACGATGTAAATTACAGCGGTGTAGCTGGAGATAAAATTTTAACTTTAGGCGTTCAAATAGGAGACGATGATAAATTACTTGTTAGGGCTACGTTGGACGGTACTCCGAAAGGTGTCGAATATGAGATTTATCCTTCTGATATTTCTGGACACGTTGTAAGGTGGCGAAGCCGCAACGGTGCGGTTGAGACTTTAGAAGTTTTAGCGACGGACGAAGAAGTTGCAGTAAGCGCAACGCAATGGCGAAAGGAGAATTCAATCGGGGATATGGTAGGCGAGCGAGTGAATACAATGACGTTTGAAATAACAGACGGCAGAATCGCAGATGCGCTTGTAGACGGATGGGGCTTCGAAGTAGATGACAAGCCAGCCTCGCTGGTTGAACGAAGGTTGATAACAAACTCGAGAGGCGTTGAAATTCAAAGAATTAAGCTACAATGGAAACTCTAAAAATAGATAACGTTGTTCACCCGCTTATAGATAATTCAGTTGAGTTATCAATCGAGCTGCCCACAGAGCCCGGCGAAATACCTATCACTCGAACGACTTCTTTAAAAGTACCAATGACCTCACAACTTGCCGCCATTTGCGACCCGAACGGCTATCAGGGCACTGCACCGAAGGCGACTTTAGTAACACAAAGATTTTCGCTTGATGGTACTATTTATCCAACGCAAGTAACTGAAAATGAACGAGGTGCAACCGCAGAAGTGGTTTTGCTATCTGGAAATGCAGGCTGGGTTCAAAAACTCAAAGAGCGAAGCATGAAAGCGTTGGATATGAGTAAGTTCAATCACCTTGTAAATATAACTAACATAGAAAACAGTTGGAGAGGCGATTTGCCTTATTGCTACTATACAGCCGACAGGGGCGATGAAATAATGCCCGGGGAGCGGACGATTTATGAATTCAGGCCTGCTTTGAAAGTTGCTACGCTTTTAAAAGAAATATTTCGCCAAGCAGGTGTTAACCTTATTTCTAATACTTTGAATGCCAGCACTTTTGGAAAGTATTTTGTTGTTTATGAACCTGGCGATAATTTAAGAAACTGCGAATCAATAGATTACAGAAGGTGTTGGGCTAAAATAGATAGTGGAAGTAAGATGCAATATGCAGGACATCCCGATCCTGTGCAGATAACTTTATTATCATCAGGCACTTATGAAATCGTGCAATTTGGAGCTGGAACGATAAACGATGAAATTTATTTTACTTCTCAAAACGCCGCAGTCGTACCTACTGAGCACAAGGATTTAGCTTTATGGCTAAATACTTCTATTTCTTTCAGATTTACAAGACAGTTCGAATCGACTATTTTCAGCGACTCGCTTGGTAGAGATAAACCCGTTTTGGTTTCATTAAAGTTACTTCGAAACGGTGTAGTTGTTTCGAGCACAAGCATGCAGGTTTCAAATCAGCAGTGGGGACAGATATTTACACTATATCCACCCCCTTATGGCGATTATGGAGTAAGCGGGGTTAAATATCAAACACGTTTAGAAATAAACGGCTATTTATACGACCCCGAAGTACCCGGCGAAGTTCATTTTTTTTATCAGCCCGGCGGCTTTCTAAAATACGCACCAAGCGGCTGGTGGAAGATCGGGGCGAATACTGATTTAAAAGCGTTACTGCCCGATGAAATTCAATCCGACTTCGTGGCCAAAATCGCAAAGGCGTTTGACCTTATCTTCGCAACTGACATGTACGGTATAAACGTTTACTGCGAGACACGGGCAAGCTGGCTTAATTCTTTCGTGAATCCGATTGAAATCGAGTCGCTGGTGGGTGGTGTGCAGTGGCAAGCTGCACCGAGACTGGAAAATAATATTGAACGCTACACTATGACAGAAGATAGTAGCGATAAAGGGCAGTATGCGATAAGGAAAAACAAAGTTTTAGATATTAAGCTATCAAATCCCGCTATCATGACGGGAGTTGAAGAATACATGATAGATTTTTCAGATACGTTGTTTAAAGGCTGGATGCTTAGGCTCTATTCTGAACCGTTAACCTGGGAGGGTGTACCTTACACGTGGGAGTTTGGGCCTCGACTTCTTTACTTCTCTGGTAGACAGAATGTTACATATAGAATAAATGGTACTTATAAAAGCTGGCAAGTGCCTGTTTGGCAGGCCGTTGACGTTAATACAATAGCGCAGTGGCACGCTACGAGACGGTTACAACTCGAGATTGGCAAAGAAGTTAAACTTCGAGTTTTGATGAGTTATGATTTAGTAAATAGCATTATCGCCCAAGGAGGCATACGGCGAGCGATAAAATGGAGAGGACAACAATACTATCTTACAAACATGACAATTCGAAGCGACAGCGACATTGTAGATATTACTTTACTGCCTTTGTTGTCGTATTCAGGCGACATAGGCGGCAAGCCGCTGCCGACGACGATCCCGCCCGAGGTGATGGCGAGCGCTGGAAGTAATTATGTTATAGCGTTTTCTGATGATATAGTGATGACTTTAAGTTGAATATATTAAAAAATAAAAATTATGGCTGATGAATTAATAAAACAAAGAATTTACAACGCCCCTGAAATTGATACAGTTACAGGTGATGAATCGTTGGCGATTGATGAGAGTAGTTTTAGTAACGCAATGCGTATAAAGCTCAATAATTTAGCTACTTACGTGCTAAGTAAAACAGAATCAGTGATGCACGCTGAAACGTTGTATTATAATCATATTGCAGACTCTGTCTATGCGAAAGGTGAGGTTGTAATTATATTTGAAACTATAAGCTTAATAGGGATTTCTTTGGATGATGTGGAGATTGGTGAACCTTTTCGGGTTGCCTACGCTGGTAAGTGTCAAGTTCTTGTAAAAGCTGATGTTGATGTTGTAGAAGGAGATTTTGCAGCTTGTGATACAACACAAGGTAAAATTATTGTAGGAGATGGTACTGAAATCGCTAATCGAGTAGGCATATTCTTAGAAACAAGTACAGGCGGTGAGGATCGTCTTGTTTGGGTACTTTTAAAATTATAAGACTATGGCAGAGAACGAAATATTGTTTAGGATAAAAGTTTTAGACGAAGGCGGAAAGCTGGCAGCGCTGGATTCTGAAATTGCTAAACTTAGTAGGGCCAGGGACGAGCTTTCTAAAAAGATAAAAGCTGGTAACCAGCTCACGGTTGAAGAATCTAAAGAATACGATAAGCTGACACGTGAGTTAACGGCTGTAAGGAATCAGAGAAAAGAGATGCAACAAGCGCTTGAGCGTGAAACAAAAGCTGCGCAGATGAATGAAAAATCCTTAGCTGCGATGAGAATTAAACTATCTGAATTAAGAAAAGAGTTTGATAAGTTAGATCCAGCGAGCGAGAAAAGTAAGAATTTGGGGTTACAAATCAACAAGTTACAACAATCTATAAATCAGGCAGATCAAAGCACAGGCAACTTTAGAGGCAACGTAGGTAATTACTCTAATTCGATCATGGACGCTCTTAATAAAACAGGAATTTTTTCGGGGCAACTAAGCAACTTAGGCGGAGTCGTAAATGGGTTGATGAGCAAGATCGGCGGAGGTGCGATGGGTGGAGCTGCGGGCCTGGTTGGCTCAATCGGGGCGCTGGGAGCTGGATTAACAGCGTTACCAATAGCGGCAGTAATCGGGGGATTTAAGATGATGAAAGGGTATTTTGAAAGTACTGCGGAACGTTCAATAGAGCTACAGGCTTCGCTTACTGGTTTAAAAGGCGTAATGGATGATTTGAAGACCTCGACGCATGAATTTATTGAAAAATCTGGATTTAATAAATTTTTAGGGAATTTAATGCAGGGATTTGTAAAACAAATTGGTGGGGCAAAAGCGGAAACACGGTATATTACGAGGGAAGTTTTAGAAGAAAGTAGGTTACAAGCTCAGCGACAGCTAAAATTTTTAGAAACAGATTATGCTAAAAGCGAAATAAGGATACAACAACTAAGGACACAAGCAAAACAAAAGGATAAATACAATGAACAAGAGCGTATTGGATTTTTAGAGGAGGCGCTAAAAATAGAGAAAGATTATACTGAAAAGCGAGTTACGCTTTTGACAAAAGTCGCAGATGCAACTGAGGCTCTTAACAAGTTATCTGATACGAATCAAAAACAAGAAGAAGCGGAGCTGGCAGCGAGGAAGGCACAATACCAAGCCGAAAGCGCTTACTACACAAATACAAGGCGAATGGAGTCGGAATTGTCGACTTTTCGCTTAGAAGAAGCACGAAGTCGTGAACAAGCGTCTAAACAACAAAGAGATGCGACGCTAAAAGAAATGGAGCTTTATAGACAACAACAACAAACTACAGAAGAAATTTTATCTCAGATGCGTGCAGGCTGGGACGAAGAATTTAAGAATTTGCAACTCTATGAGAATGAAACAGATAAGTATTTAAGAAAGATAAAAGAAGAAAGCGATCGGGCGAATAGGATACGTGGCATGCGAGCTGGAATGGGCGAAGAAGAAATAGTTGAGCCAGAGACCGATGCGCTGCTTGATACAATTCAAACTTATGATGAGCTACAGAAAAAAATTAAAACACATCGTTTGAGCTACGCTGAGCTGCGAAAAGAAATTAACAAGACAGCGATGACAGAACAGCAGGCGGCTGATATGAGAATGTTTCTAATAGAAGAAGAAAAAATAAGTAGAGTAGAAGCTACAAAAATGATAGTTGGCATGGGCACGCAGCTATTCGAAGAAGGGACGATGGGATATAAAATTTTCTCTACAGCTCAAGCCACAATGGCGACATACGAAGCTGCGAACAAGGCGCTTGCAGCCGCTCCAGTGCCGTTCAACATCGCTTTAGCGGCTATGATTATAGCTCAAGGGCTTGCTAATGTGGCTAAAATAAACGAAGTTAAATTTCAAAAGGGTGGAGTATTAGAAGGACCTTCACATTCGCAAGGTGGTATCCCTATCAGGGTTGCAGGGCGGCAAATTGTCGAGGCCGAAGGAGGTGAAATAATAGTTAATAAAAATATTTGGACAAGACCCGATTACGTTGAAAAGATAAGCGAAATGAATTACAGGACAGGCGGTAAGCGCTTTGCAGCGGGCGGGGTGCTACCTTCTGAGGAGCTGGATTTTGAGCGAATAGTTGATACAATAGTGAATAAAATAGCTGCAATACCCGTTGTCGTGAGCGAAAGAGATATTTCTGCAACGCAGCGTAAAGTGCTGGTAACTAATAACTTAGGTAAAATATGAACAATTTTATTAAAAATGATATATCTTTGTATTTGAAAATTAACACTTTAAAAACTTAAAATTATGGCTATAGCTAAATATTCAAAAACGTGCGGTAAAAACGTGCCCGGGAACTCGAGGTTGTTTTTTACAGAAGCGGCTAATATAGGTTCGATTACTGTAACATCGAATGAGATTAGCGCTATAACGATGAACGGTACACCTACTCCGGTAAAGTTTCAAGAATTCGGTGCTGACATTGATTCGATTAAATTCACGATCGAAGGAACTGGAAGTGCGAGCTATTCAGAAGTGCAGAAGCTTGAGGCGAAATTCAGTAAAAAAACAACTGCTTTGATAACAGCTAAGAATTCGCTACTCGACGCCGTCGCCTGCGGAGTAGCGATAATTCGAGTAGACAACAACGCAAACGCTTGGTTATCAGGCTACACCTTTAAGGATAAAAATAGGCGGGCGTACAACAAGATTACGACTAATTTCGACACTGGAGCGAAGCCTTCGGACGAGGGGACGGCGGCTTATACTATTACTTTAGAAGCGGAGGGTTTTGATGATGAATTACCTTTCGACACAACTCTAAACGCTTCGATCATAGGCGGGACTGCTACTTTTATAGATTATAACTAATTAATTAGATATGAAATACAAAGTAAAAACAAATTGGGAGAATGCGGTTATTTCAGCTACGATTAAGGGGTTTCCAACTGCGTGTAAACTAACTGAGCTTTCACAAGCGCAGCTGGCTATCCTGTTTGAAGCGAGTCACCCCGGCGTCGAGAAGGTAGAGGACGAAACAGAAAAGACTTCTAAAAAATGATTACTGAACAAGAAGTTATAACTATTTGTAAAGCGAATTACGACGCTAATCTAATCACACAAGGAGCGCTGCTTGTGGGCATGCGCAAGGTGCGGGAAATAATCGGTTCAGATTTGTATAAAAAGGTTGAGCAAATAGGATACGAAGAACTATTAGAAAAGTGTAAGGTGCTGGCAGCGTGGTCCGTGCATGCGTTGATGGTAGATAGAATAGCTACGGAGATGACAAATAAGGGAGTTTATCAGCTTTACACGGTTGGCTCTAACGGCGTGCAGCTCACTGAGTTAACTCAGATTAAAGCGGCTATCAACGAAATAACAACCGCTTGCGCTAATGAAATCAAGGACTTTATTCAAGAACGTGTAGCGGCGCATGATCCTTTATACGTGAATTACGTTACTGAATTAAAGACTACTTCTAAGCCTTCACTTGTTTCTAATATTAAAAGAGTTACACAGATATGAAAAGAATAGCGATCGCAGGTGAGATATGGGACGAAAACCCTGATTTACAATTAATTATCGATGCTATAGATAGCGGAGAAGATATCGAACTGATTATCAGCTCCTACGGCGGGGACTTAGATCACGCATTAGCGGTTTACAAGCTACTGAAACCTATAAGCGATAAAATAACTGCTAAGGTTATAGGCAAAGTAGCCAGCGCCGCTACGGTAATTTTGTTAGCGGCTGATAAACGAATAGCGGACCAGGACGCTGAATTGTTAATTCACTTTCCTTCAACGGAATTAAGAGGTACGGCAGATGAATTAGAAGAAACAGCTATGGAGCTTCGGAAATACGAAGGTAGATTAAAAGAAATTTATTCGAGCGTCGCTGGAGCTGAAACGCTTCTGAAGGAAGAACGCTGGCTAACAGCGAAAGAGGCGCTGGAAGCTGGATTGATAACTGAAATTGAACAAACTACACCGTTGAGCGCTCTAAAAAGGGCTCTGGTGTTGAATTCTATTAATAAACAAAAAACAAAACAAACAGAAAATTTAAAAACAATTAAAAATGTAACAAAAATGGAAGAAGTAGAAGTATTAAAACAAGAAATTGAACAACTCAAAGCTGACAAGGCTGAGCTGATTCAAGAAAATGAACAACTAAAACAGCGCCTCGAGGCGCTTGTGGCTGAGCTGGAGTCTTTGAAAAACGAAGACGCTGAGGCGGAGGTCGAAGCTGCGATTCACGCAGGGAAGATTTCGGCTTCTGCTAAAGAAGACGCTATTTTGTTAGCTAAAAAAGACCTTACAAGCTTTCGTAAGCTGATGAATTATACGAAAGTGGAAGCGATTAAAGTTGAGAAAAAAGATTTTAACAAAGAAGAACTCAAAAAAGCGTGGAAAGAAGGGAAAATTTCTTCTTCTGAATACGCTGAAAAAATTAAAAATTTATAATTTAAACTAAAAAACAATTTACAAACTTTAAAAATTTAAAAAAATGGCTATACAACGAGAATTATGGGCTGAAATGATCGCCGAAGAATTGAGGGCTAAAATAGACCCTTTAAAATTATTTGCTATGGACTTAAGCGAGTATGCAATAGGGAAATCTATACATATACCCGTTGCTGGAGCGACGACTATTCAAAAGAATGTTTCAAGTTTTCCTATGAGCGTCGCTGAAAGGACTGATACTGTGATAGATATTACATTGAATACATATCACTGGAGCCCTATTCGCATAACTCAAGCCGATAAGGTACAATTAGCTTACGATAAAATGGCGAGCTTATATAACTCGCTCAACGGCGGGCTTGGCGAACGACTATTAGTAGAAAGTTTAATAAGTATGACTCATTACACTGCAAATCAACACGTTGCAACAACTGGATCAGCTTATGTAGCGCACGCACCTGGGGCGACAGGAAACCGCAAAGGGCTTACGGGCGCTGATTTAAGGGCGGCGGCTGGAATTTTAGACAAACAAAAAGTGCCTATAGCGGAACGCTATTTAGTCGTTGATTCAATAATGTTCTGGCAACTTGTCGACGATTTAAGTTATAACGCTGATCGTGTTGATGTTATAAACGGGCTGCCTTCAATCACTACTCCGCTTTACGGCTTTACAGTTATTTCAGTACCTCAAGTCGTATATTTGCACCCCGGTGGCGTTATACGTGATTATGGTAACGCTGGAAATACTACAGACGTCGCCGCTGCGCTGGCTATACAAAAAAGTTGTGCTGGCTTCGGCATGAGCGACGTTGAGACGTTCGTAGACGAAGGAAACCCTCTTTATCAGGGTGATATCCTGTCGGGGTGGGTACTTCACGGGGCTTCTTATCTGCGTACAGGCAAGGAGGGCGTTGTACCTATTATTCAGGCGGCTGCTTCTTAATAATTAAATAATTAATAAAAAAATAATTATTAAATATTATTTAAAAAATTGTTAATAAAAAATGCTTAAAACATGAGCGAAATAACAGTACAGACGTGGGGCGTGCGATTCTCGGGTCGCCGCCTCGCCTCTATACCAGGCCGTAAGGGCGCTTCTGGTGTAGATACGATAACAATTTCTTATACAGGATATTTAAAGTTGTCTGGAGCTACTTTCGAAGACCCAGAGGGCGGCGAATTAAGAAAATATTTTGATGGTAATTATACTTTTAATATTTTAATAACAGCGGATAATTTTAATTTAATTTTTGAAAATCCAGTTGGGCTGACTTATTTTGAAGTACCGTTTGAGTCGGATAATAAATATCTTATAAACATTCGGCAGTTTTCGCATCTTGCAAAAGTTTTTGGGGGAACTGGGCTGAGCGTAAAAGGGCGAAACAACGCGTTGGAATATCTTACATATTTCGGCCAAGATGGCGACTATGCACGTGAAGGTTTATCTTTCAAAACTGGTTGGTATTTTAAAGCAGACGGTGACGGGACTGGAGTAGCGACAATGCGATTAGGTGCTTCAGAAGCGACTGTATTACAGGCAGATGGGAATGTTTTGTTTTGTGATGC